ATAGTGTGTTATTGTATAGAAAATAGGATTCGTAATGGCATTACCAGCAACAGGCAACACAATATCAATGAGTGACATTCGCAATTATTTTGTGAATGGCGGCTTTGCTAGTAGCTACACAATCAGTGTACTTGGAACATATATTGGTATTAGTGCCGGTACTACAATATCAATGAGTTCAACCTTTGGCGGATACTATTTTCCAATCTTACCTTAAGGAACAAACAATGAAAACACTATACGAAATTTTAAACGTAGATCTAGCACAAGAATATACTAAAACACGCAAACTTGCAAAACTTGCAACATTGGAAATTGGTGATGCACAATTAGAAATTGCAGCTACAAATTCAATCAATGAAATGGATATTCCAGAAGATGACGACAGACTGCATTGGATTATGACATTTGGTAAAGCAGCAGGCGCAGACTTGCTTACGCTTGGAAAAGTGCAACCAGAAAACATGATCAAAATGGCAAGTTTGTCAGCAGACGATTTTCAAGAATGTGTAAAAGTAGCAACTGGATCAGCACGTGATTGGAATCAGCTTACTATCAGTGCTGAAAAAGATCTTAATCAGGAAACAATTCCAAACACAATGCTCTAATGCAATTAAGTATTTGCGTACCAGCAGGCGACAAAGTACACACAATATTTGCACAAAGTTTAGCAAATCTAACCAGTCGTCTAACTAAACTTTCAATAGATTATAATTTGCACATTGTTAGTAGCAGTGTTGTGTGCGAATCACGTACACAACTTGCACGTGAGGCCTTAGACAGCGGAGCCACACACTTACTTTGGTTAGACAGTGATATGTTTTTTCCTGCAAACATTGTGTTAAATCTTATGTCACACAAAAAAGACATAGTTGCTGCAACATACAGTACAAGATATGCACCATATCAAACTGTAGCATTTACAGATCCTAGCAACATGGATGCAAGACTTACAGCAACAAACGGCTTACACAAAGTGTGGGCTGTGGGTATGGGCTGTATGATGGTAACAAGACGTGTGCTTGAGGATTTACCTAAGCCGTGGTTTGCACACGAATACAACAAAACTTTAGATACACACAGCGGCGAGGATATATACTTTTGTAATCAAGCAATGCATCATGGATATGATACTTACGTAGATGCTGATATAAAACTTGCACACATAGGAATAAAGGCTAATCAATTATGAGAGCAATAGACAGATTTGAACGTTTTGGAAATCCAGTTCACAACGGACAAGATTATTTAAAAAATCATATTTTTGAACAATATCCTGTTGTATATGATGAAACTGAAATAGCAGAGTGGCAAGGCAGTGCCGAATATGTTTGGTTAGTTGATCCAGAATTAAAAGTGTATGATAGCTTTCCGTGGTTTTATAAACCTGCACCAGACGAAGCATTGGCAATTCATGCATTTCCTTATGTGTTTGAAAAAAGTAGAGAAGTTAAAAGTTGGGAAATGGTTAGACTAGTTCCCACAGCGCCTGGTGATTATGAAGTAAAAAAACACGCACACATTTGTGGACATTACGATCCTACAAAAGGCACAGGCAAGTTTGAAATTTTTTACATTGGTAAAGATAAAACTGTACTAGACAACTTAATCGAAAGAGGATTTGATGTTCAAGTTGTAGAAAATATACAACAAGCAAGAGAACGTACATTTACTGATATGTTTTGGGTAGTCTACGATGACACAGTAATTAGAGACACATTTAAATTTAGTTATACTCCAGATGAGTGGAGTTATGATATTCCGCATGTGTTTGGCAATGGTGATATTGATCAATTAGATGGTATAGTTTTGTTGCCAAAAGACTATAATGCCACAGATAAAGAAATTAAACATAGATTTTTTATAAACAAAAAAGAAATTAGAATTATGGCTAGTAATCCTAGACCATATGATATTTTTGAGATAAACAATTATTATGATTATTTAAACGCAATGGATAAATCAACCACAGACATGTTTTGGGGTTATAGTAATCAAATTATAATCAATGACGATTTTAAGTTTGATTATTACATTAGTCATCACAGCAGTGATAAAAAATCTAATCATGCATGGCTAAATGGTAATAATTATAATGGTGTTTTCTTGTTTAGCAAAAACAAAAAAGTAACTGAAGAAGAAATATTGTTTAGAGATATAAAAGAAAAAATTGAACACGAAGAAGTTGCAAGTGTACCTAAAAACTTTGAACGTTTTACAATTTATACATACGAACAGTATAAAAATGCACTAGAACATTGTGGCACTGATATGTTTTGGTTAATACCAAAAGATGTAGATATTGCAGAAGATTTTGAATGGGATGAATATTTCCATAAACAAGACACATTTGATATGAAAACTAACCATGTGTTTTTGAACGGTGATTCATATGACGGTGTTGCATTAATGTGTGCTAAAGCTGAAATCAGTGAAAAAGAATTTGAACACAGATTTTATGTAAACAAAAAGGAACACAAAGTTGTAGCAAGTACACCAAAGCCTTATCAACGCTTTACAATCAACAACTATGAAGATTATACAGAAGCACTATATAATTGTCATTCAGAAATGTTTTGGGGTGTTCCTAACGATGTAGAAGTTGCAGAAGATTTTAATTTTAGTTTGTATTTTGATCATCATAATTCTTATGATAGAAATATTAATCATGTATTTTTAAATGGTGAAAATTATGATGGTATTGTGTTATTCAGTAAAAACGTTCTGGTAAGTGAAAAAGAAATAGAACATAGATTTTTAATTAAAAAGAAAGAATGGGATGTTGTAGCAAGTAATCCTAAACCATATCCAATTTACACAGTAAATGATTATACTGATTATTTAAATGCAAAAAAAGATTGCAACTATGATATGTTTTGGATGGTAAATGACAGTTTCTTACCAGTTCCAAATTTTAATTGGAACTTTAATATAACACATCATAATCAATATGAACGTAAAATAAATCATGTTTGGAAAAACGGAGATTTTTATGATGGTATAGCACTTACAAGTACAAAATTGAATATTAGCCAACGTGAGATTGATTATAGATTTTTTGTTACCAAAAAAGAATACCCCGAAGTTGGTAGTAATCCAAAGCCATATGATATTGTTTTTATTAGTAACGGTGAACCAAATGCAGACGACAATTTTGATTTACTTAGTGAAAAGTTTCCAAGAACAAAACGTGTAATGGACATCAAAGGTATCCATGCAGCACACAAACGGGCAGCTGAACTGGTTGAAACAGATATGTTTTGGGTAGTAGATGGCGATGCAGAAATTATTGATGGTTTTGATTTTGATTACTATGTTCCTGCATATGACATTGATGGTAAAGAAACTGTACACGTATGGAGGAGTTTAAATCCAGTAAACGGGCTTGTATACGGTTACGGTGGTGTAAAATTATTACCTACAATGCTAACTAGAAACTTAGATGAATCTTCAACTGATATGACAACAAGTATTAGTGACAAGTTTAAAGGCATAGAAGAAATGAGTAATACCAGTTCATTTAACACAGATTCATTTAGTGCTTGGCGCAGTGGATTTAGAGAGTGTGCTAAATTAGCAAGTCGCACTATTGCCAGACAAAAAGACGAAGAAACAGAATTTAGACTTGAAGCTTGGTGTACACGAGGAGCAGACAAACCATTCGGTAAAGCAGCTATTGCTGGTGCTAAGGCAGGTAAAGAGTTTGGAGAACTTAATAAAGATAACGTAGAAGAACTGTCAAAAATTAATAACTTTGAATGGTTGAAAGAAGAGTTTAAACGATTATATCAACAAGCTGAATAATTACTTTTAATTTGTTTTGATTTGTTTTACTTCTAAGTGTGTTTTGTAATCCGTTATGTAGTGGTTTAGGCCAAGATCCAAAATTTACCCACGCATATCCATCGTGTTCTTCATTTAATTTTGGCATAAATTCTTCTTTTACTACACACAGATATGTGTGAAAATTAAAGTGTTCATCAGAGCTTACAAACGTTTCTAACGGAATAGTTTTGTCTATTTCTGGTAAAAACCCTATTTCTTCTTTTATTTCTCTTTGTAATCCTTGCCAAGGTGTTTCTTTATCTTCATTAGTTCCGCCAACTAATCCCCAAAGATTTTTTGCTTTACTTTGAGCTCTATGTAAGAAAAGAAAGCGTTTGGTTTTAAGGGAATAAAACAATGCTCCACTACAAATTATTTTGTTCATAAAAATAATTATCTTAAAGTGTTATTGTCCAAGTTCCTCGTGGATAATAACCATCTACTGCCAGTTGCCAATAATAGTTATTCCAATAATACTGCTGCCCGTTTGTAACATTAGTAACATAAGTTGTGTCATTTTCTACACTGCCGTCCCAGATAATATTCCACTTTGATCCATCCCATTCTACAATATCATTTGCATCAGCTACAAAATCACTGTTGTCTGCATTTTTCCATGCCTCTGCACCATCCTCGTTGAGATTTAAAACATATTTTACTTCATCGCCTTCATTGTAAGGTGTTCCTAGTGTTATAACAAATTTGTCATCAACATTAGCACCAGTAGCGGCAACACGTAATCCATTGACATATACATCAAAACTTGTTACAGTTTCGTCTCCAATTCTGTCTCCTAATGAACTTTTTGCAATTGTGTAGTCAATGTCTGTGTTTATTTTATTACTACTGTATGTTGCAGTAAATGTTCTATCTACACGGAAGCCCAATGGACCTAATAACAATATTCTAGTTCCAACTGATTTTACACTACTTGGATTAAATTCTATAGGATTAACAATATAATTTATTGTGCCGTCAGTTTTTGTTGGACCTTCAATTAGTGTGTTAGTTGGCAATGTATCAGCATCCCAGTCTATATCTATAAAAGTAGGATCGCCGTTTCTTACAACAAAAGTTCCAACTATTTCAGCTGGCAACTCTGATCTTCGTATTCTAATTTGACTTATACCTGGCTGATATTTTGCAGGTAACTCTGCTTCTAAAATATTCAACCAAGTTATTTCACCAATTCTCAGTTTTCCGTTTAGTGCTAATTGACCAGTTTCTTCTTGTACTATTAAATCAAAATTTCTGTAACTTGTTACAACTGGATTTAAATTATCTAAACGACCATTAGGACCTATACCTGTTATACTGTTATTATTTACTATAGTACCATCTGGCAATACAGTAGTACCACTGCTTGCTCCTAAATCACTATCTGTTGGAGGATTGAATCCGTCTAACTCTAAAGTTCCTGCATCTTGATTAAAAATACTTGTAATTATATCTGTGATAATACCTAACTTTTTAACTTTTGTCGGAGGTGAAATATATATTGGTGCAGTAAATCCAACAGTAGCAACATCTATCTCATCGTTTGTACCCATAGGAATCGTTCTACTACTAAAGTTTATATCTTCTAGATACAAATAAGTTAAACTGGTCCAATCAACATAATTATCGTTTGTTTGAAATTCCATGTCAGGATTGAACAACATAAAAATTTGTTCAAGTATTTGTAATTTTTGATCAGTGCTTGTACTCCAAACATCAATGTTTACTGCAAGTGTGTATGGAGTAGGGTGTAGTCTTTCAACTGTATATCCCTTAGCTTGTTGTGCAAGATAGCTACTGGTATTTGCATCAAATTCTTTTTCACGTAAATTAATTTTGCTTATATAACTGCTGTCACTTAATCTTGCTCTATCCATTTGCAGACTGGTTACATATACACTAATACGAGGCGCACTTGGTAGTTTGTTTTCAGAATTTTCTTTGATAATGCTACCAACTTGTCTTGTCATGTCTCCATACATGCAAGGCACACGTCTTAAATCACCATCGCCATCTTGATAACTGAAGTTACTAAAAACTCTCACTATTTGTGTTAAGTACCTACGTATTTGTCCATCATAAAAAAACTGCATCAGTTAGTTGCCTTTGCTTTTAGTGCTTTGCTCAGTGCTTGTCTTTCAACAACGTCCTCGCCACCAATGTTATTTACAGTTGTGTTGTTAATGAATGTGCCTTTTAGAGTATCTTTATTATCATCTGGTGTCATTGAAGTACGTACAGCATCTTCTATTTTGGTCCAACTGTTTCCGTCATATCTAAACAATCTATTTGGCGATAAATCAGTTCTTAAAAAGTATGATCCTAAATTAGATCCAGCTGGAAAACCTGTGCCTGCACCGAATGGAGCCCCGTTAGGAGGAATACCATCGCCTACCAAGTAACCTTGATAACCGTTGCCGTCTGGTGTAACAAAAACTGTGTCTGAAGTAATTGTCCCATCAACCAACAAGTCTTGGTAATCACTTGAAACAATATTAACTTCTCCATTTTCTTTCAAACTCAATGTGTAAAATTGTATAGTACTGTAACCACTTTGATTTGCATATTCTTCTGCCTGTGCAATTATGGCATCATTAATTTCTAATTCTTTACTGTATGTGCTTAGTGCATCTCTAAGTGTAGTACCCGCTTCGTCACCGGTTGGTAAATCTAAAATGTCTTTGTATTCTTGTGAATCTAGTATTTGTTTACATCTAACACGATACAAATGTGGATACCAAGTTTGACTAAAGCCCTCTGCTGCTCTAGTTACTTCATCTACTACGTAATATCTTTTGAGTGCAACTTCTAAATCGTTAGCTGCATATTCATCGATCAAATGAGGCAATTCAAAAACATCTCCTGGCATGATTTTTCTACCTAGTGTTTTTACACTGCTGTTAATATGCATTGTCATAAACAGTGTGTCATTTTGTAAAAACAAACCAAACTGACTTAAATCAAAGTCTTGATCTTGTACATTGTAGTGCCCACGCACACTGTAAATGTCAGGATCGTATTTTCTGTCACGGTTTTCTAAAAACAATAAATCCTGTATGTTTGTTTCGTCTACAACATTATATGCAGGTTGTTCAGGAGTTGCATCATCCTCTGACACTGTTTTAGGACCTAAGTATTTGTGTATTAACAAATCTGTTCCACCAACAGTGAATTGTTCATAGACAATTTTATCTAAGAAATCATAGTCGTGTGACCTTTCCGGTCTATATAAACTTAAACGTGGCATACAGTATTTACCTGATAAATACTATTGGAGAACAAGATGGCAGACAGTAACCTAACAACACAAAAACAACAAGTCTTTGATTATGTGAATGCATTCCTTGGCGGAGGAATGGTTGACGTTGAACTTGACCCAATTCATTATGAGACTGCACTTACAAAGGCTTTAACCAAGTACAGACAACGTAGCGAAAACAGTGTTGAAGAAAGTTATGTAACTATTAAATTTAATCAAGACCAAAACGTTTATGAATTACCACAGGAAATTATTGAGGTACGTAAAATTTATAGACGCAGCGTAGGTAGTAGATTAGGTGGTAGTGCCGATGGCGGTAGTCTATTTGAACCATTTAACCTAGCATACACAAACACATATTTGTTAGCAGGCAGTGGTATTGGTGGTCTTGCAACTTATGATTTCTTCGCACAACAACAAGAATTAGTAGGACGCATGTTTGGTAGTTTTATTGAATTCAAATGGAATCCAACAACTAGCAAACTAACTATTTTACAACGTCCGAGGGCAGAAGAAGAAGCACTGTTGTATTGCTATAACTATCGTCCTGACATGCAATTGTTGTCAGACTATAAAGCAAGTCAATGGATTAAAGATTACACACTAGCAAGTTGTAAATACATGTTAGGTGAGGCACGTAGTAAATTTGCTACTATTGCCGGACCTGGGGGCGGAACAACACTTAATGGTGATACGCTAAAAGCCGAGGCACAGCAAGAAATGGAAAAACTAGAAATGGATCTAGCAATGGCTGTGGCAGGTGGAACAGGTTACGGATTCTTGATTGGATAATATAAAAAAACTTATTGTTGGTGGTTGTAGTTTTACAGCAGGCGACGAATTATCAGATTGGAATGGAAAACAAAGCAACGTTGGAATCATACGTCCACGTAGTGAAAAAACTTGGGCTAATAATCTACAGAATATATTATTTAGAAACGCTAAATTAGACAATGTTGCAGTATCAGGTGCAGGTTATGGAAGTATTGTTAGACGTGTAATATATCAAACTGAACGCAATTTGAAACTATACAAACCAGAAGAAATTGTTGTATGTGTTATGTGGACCAGTATTTTAAGATTAGAATTTCCAACAATATATCCTAAAGGAAGAAAATATTTTGATGACGAAGAAAAGTTTTTGTTAACTTTACCTTCCGATGGCGACGGTAGTACAAGAGGCGGAAATAGAAAAGCAGAATTAGAAAGAAGAAACAAATTAGCTAATGAACATTTAGTGCGTACAGTGATAGAATTTTATACACGCAGGGCAACTGTAGATAATCATATATATTACCCATTACAACAATTAGAATATTTAAGTAGTTGGTTAGAATCTAAAAATGTAAAATATTATTATACAACTGCTTTTAACGATTTGATGACATTAACACATCGACAGCCAAACATATATTATGAAGATATGCTAAACCGTTTGAATTTGCCTAGATTAATTCATGTAGAAAATAACATGGGTTTTTGGGAATATGCAAAAACAAATAATTACGAATGCGGTAAAGATTCAGATCATCCATTAGATCCTGCACACAAAAAATGGTCTCAACTTTTTAAACAATGGATCTTGACAAAACAATAATATTATTGTATATTATATTATGCATAGAAAAAAGTTGTTGGTAATTGGACACGGTAGACATGGTAAAGATACTGTGTGTGAAATTCTAAGAGACAAATATGGATATAGTTTTGAAAGCAGCAGTGCTTTTTGTAGCAAACTTTTTATCTATGATTTGTTAAAGAAAAAATATAATTACGATAGCGAAGAAGAGTGTTATGCTGATAGACATAATCACAGAACTGAATGGTACAATGCTATTAGTGACATGAATGCAAAAGATGCAGCAACCTTGGGTAGAGCTATTTTTGACGAGCACGATATTTACTGCGGATTAAGAAACAAGCGTGAATACTTTGCTATGCGTAACACAAATGTTTTTGATTATGCTATTTGGGTTGACCGTAGTGATTACTTGCCCAAAGAATCTATAGACAGTATGACATTAGAACCTTACATGGCCGACTTTTATATAGACAATAATGGTACACTTGCCGACTTAGAATTTTGGGTAGATGAGCTGTATAAAGGGCAGTTAACTACGTAGATAACCCCTCAAAACCGCTATTTTCCACCAGATCTGCTAAATAATACTATAACAGACATTGTTTAGGAGAACATGAAAATGGCATTAACATCACCAGGTGTAGACGTCCAGGTAATTGACGAGAGTTTTTACACTCCAGCAGAACCAGGCACAGTACCTATTATATTTGTCGCAACAGGCGAAAATAAACTAAATGGTGCCGGAACAGGAATTGCTCCTGGTACCACTAAAGCAAATGCTGGAAAACCATACCTACTAACATCACAGCGTGAACTTGTAGATACATTTGGTGATCCAACATTCTATGTTGATAACAACAACAATCCAATCCACGGCGGAGAGCAAAACGAATATGGATTGCAGGCTGCATACTCATACTTGGGTGTGAGCAATAGAGCATACGTTGTACGTGCAGATATTGACCTTAACGGTCTAAATGCAAGTTCAACTGCAACAACTGCGAATCCAGCAGGTGGAACATACTGGTTAGATACAGCAACAAGCAGATACGGCGTTTTTGAATGGGACGGAAGTTCTGTTGATATTTCTAACACAACAGGACAATCATTCTCGGGCAAAACACCTATCGTAATAACTGACACTACAAAAGTTGTAGATTTTTCAGGAGCAAATTATACACCAAAAGGATCAGTAGGTGCAGTAGGCGATTATGCATTGGTTGCAGTAACAACAGTACCAACTTTGTGGTATAAGAACACAGCAGGCACTTGGGTAGTAGTAGGAAGTGCAAACTGGAAAGCAAGTTGGCCATCGGTTACAAGCACAAAATCATATGCATCTACTCCAACTCCTTTTGTTCCAGGTGATAACTTTACTGTAAACGAAACAGACGGTGTAACACAAATCTTTACATTTGCATTAACTGGAAACACACCAGCGCAATTTGTAATTGATTTTACCGCAGCAGCAACAGGTTCAGGAATTAGTGCAGCAGTTGTAAACAACAGACTAGAGTTTTACAACGATGGTTCAGCACATGACGGTTTTGAATTTGCTGCAACAGGAACAATCTTAGCAGATGCAGGTTTAACAGGTTCAGTTGATTACTATGCTCCTAAATTGCAAGCAAGTGCGCATACAAGTGTTCCAGAATATAAATCAGGTGACACAACTCCAAGACCAACTGGTAGTGTGTGGGTCAAAACAACTACACCAAACGCAGGTGCAAACTGGAGCGTCAAAGTATGGAACGAAGACACAGCACTTTGGGATACATCACTAGCACCAATTTATGCAACTAACCATGCAGCATTGGCAGGACTTGATTTATCAGGCGGCGGTGCAAACTTAACTGCTGCAAACTTATATGTTCAAACTAATGTTACTGAAGCAGCAACTAACCTAGCAGATTTTACAATCTTCAAAAGAGCAGCAGCTGGTGCAACAAGCATTATGAGTGCAGCTATTGATACAGGCACAATCACTGCAGGTACAGGTGACTTTACAATCAGTGAAAGTGTAAAAGGTAGTGCAACAATGAGCACACCAGTTACAGTATCCTTCACAGCAACAGGTACAGCAGATGATGCTGACGATCTTGCTGAAGCAATTAACGCAGCAGGCTTAACTAATGTAAGTGCAAGTGTTGGTACAGGTAACAAAGTTATAGTAACACACGCACTTGGCGGCGATATGAGAATTGCTGACACTAATGGCAAATTTGTACTTGCGTTCCCAGCATGGAACTATACAAATAGCACAGGAACTGCAAACTTCTACAGTTTAGGCGGCAGTGATTATGTTGCAAGTCTTTGGAAAGAGCTTACATACACAGCAAGTGATGAAGCACCAACTGCACTAGCAGAAGATGGCGCACTATGGTACAGCAGCGTGATTGACGAAGTTGATATCATGGTACATGACGGATCAAACTGGAAAGGTTACTTGAACGAATATGCAAGTGCAGATCCAGCAGGACCTATTGTAAGTGCAACTGAGCCAGAAAAACAGTCAGATGGTACTACTGATCTAGTAACAGGCGACTTGTGGGTAAGCACAGCAGATTTAGAAAACTTCCCAAGAGTATATCGTTACAATGCTACACTTAGTTCATGGATCGAGTTAGACACAACTGACCAAACAACAGAAAATGGTATTATCTTTGCTGATGCACGTTATAACACAGCAGGCGCAAACAGTGGAACAGCAGGTGACATTGCAGATCTACTAGCAAGTGATTATTTAGATCCAGATGCTCCAGATCCAGCACTATATCCAAAAGGTATGTTGCTTTGGAACTTACGTAGAAGCGGCTTCAATGTTAAACGTTTTGAGCGTAACTACATTGATATTTCTGCAACAAATGATCGTGCAAATGACGAATCAATGGCAGCATACTATCCACATCGTTGGGTAACAGAGTCAGCTAATGAAGCAGATGGTTCAGGTAGCTTTGGACGTAAAGCACAGCGTAAAGTTGTAG